TGCGTAACGAACACGCCGACAGCAGCCGTCGAAAGGGTTGCGACGGTACCGAGGTCAGTCGCGAATTCCTGAATGGCCACACCGTTGGCGTCGGTCGTTGGGAACTGAGCCGCGAGCACGAGACCGGCTGTGTGGGTGGCGCCAACCGTCGGCACCGCGTTGATCAGTTCCCAGTTGGCGTTTGTCAGCGCACCGATAGCCGTCAGGTGCGTGTCGCCATAAGCTGCCACCGTCGCGTCGGTTCCGAGGCCGATACGCCCGTTCGTGGCATTGACGAACTTGGTAATGCCTGCGCCGGCAAAGCCATTCATGATGTACTGCCAGCCGAGGTCTGTAATCAGGTTGCAGTCCTCTTTGAAGTACACGCTATCCGGAGCGCAGCCGAATGCACGGAACCAGTGCTGGTCCGGCTCCTGGCCCGGATTGAACTTCAGGTCACGCTGGTTCTTGTAGGCCGTCCAGCTAATCTGGTCCAGGTCCCACTTCTCCACCCGGAAGTCTGTCTGGTGCCGGCCCGCTTCCCTTACTCCTAGCCCCACGTCTATCCCTATCCTTTCTACAGCCGAGCCGTATTCGTTTGCCATTACTTACCGCCGAGAAGCACGTATTGTGCATAGCTGATTGTCTTGGCCGGAAGGCTCAACGCCTCATATGCCTGCAATGTAGCCTGGTCCGGAATGTGCCACAGTTCTCCAGGGACGTATCCGCCCAGGAAGATGCCGGGCCATGCCTTGCCGACTGGTACGGTCTTCGTGTCGACAGTGATGATGATCATTCCTGACTCCTGTATTGGTTGCGGTGCTGGTCTTGGCCATTGCCCGAAGTCTTCTTGCAAAGCCGCATTCTCACGAATGTCGACATCCGTGCCATAAACAGGGCTGCTCGCTGCCGTCTGGTAGATAGTAGCTCGCGGATCTAGCTGGCCGCCAGACCAGGCAATTGTCTGCCATCCAAGCGTCGCTAGCCCTGCGTCCATGACTCGCTTGACAGCATAGTATCCGCCGTACACGCCAACCGCGAATGGGTACCTCAGATTGTTTATCGCGGTGAAGTACTGGCCTACCGGCCCTAGCTTCCCGATTGCGCTGGCTGGCGTATCTGGCAGCGATGGAGAGTAGTCCGGGATATCCCAATCACACGCAAAGTAGACGGCCATGCCCGGCGGAGCGCCCAGGCCGGCTAGCTGACTCGCTGCTAGCTGTCCGTCGGCGTGGCCCTGTGCCGCTCCGCGCGCCGCAGCATCGGTCACGTACTCAAACGCCAGGAACACTGAAATACCAGCCGCGAGTAGTGCCTTTGCCTCGGGCTTGGTGATGTTCTTTCCGGTGTTCTGGTAGCCTGGCTCACCATCCCAGCCTATGTACCGACCGACGGCCGTAACTCCATGTGCCTTGAGTTCAGCTATTGTTGGCCGAGCTAGGCTGTAGTCAATTATCACGCTGGCTCCTTACAGGGGCATTGTGAATATCCGGCGCGAAAGGAATGTACCGGTACCGGCACTAACCCCATATTGCATCGTGAATTGATTGGTTCCTGGAGTCAGGCCGGTCTGTAGGAATGTAGCACCAGCCAAGAATCCTGGGTTTGTATTTGTTATGCCACCTATTGCCCGGTCCCAGCTACACGGGATAGTAGTGGCATTAGTTACTTCGAATCCGGAGTAGCACGCTGCACTGTTACTTGAGTTGTACATCTGAGTGTAGATAGCGCACATACACATTGTGCCAGTGTTCACCGATACCCATGGCCCGAATGTAGCTAGGTTGATCGGGAAGGATCCAGTCGTTGTTTCCTGCGTAGCAATATACCCGGATGTAAACTGCCTGGCGGCCATAGCGTTCGCGGCAGTCCCGACAAGGATCTGGTTGGCGGCAGTAATAAGGGCAGGCCCGGTCTGGAGAAAGTTGTCCCGGACGTTGGTGTTGAACTGGGCTGCTGTAAAGACGCTGCCCGAAACGGCTGTCATCGGACTAGTCCACGCCATTACGCACCCTCAATCTGCTGGACCTGGAACGGAAACCGGCCGACCTGTGTCCGCATCATCGCCTCTACCGGAGTCCCGAAGCTAGCCCACTCGGCCAGCTCCTGAGCATGCTCCTCATCCTCGGCCAGTAGGTCACCTATCGTCTGGCCATGCGGGCAATTCGAGATAAGCGCGAGGTGGTGACCGGCCGGGAACCAGTTCATCCAGGCCGGGTTACCGCGCGCGGCAAGCACCGAGGAAATGGCAGCAGCATCGCGAGGCCAGTCAACGATTGCCTCCGCGAGGCATGCGCCACAAAGGAAAACAGGCTGCCATGGATCCAGAAGCTCCGCGCTGCCGCAGTGAGGACGTGGGCAATCGGCTATCCACCTTCCCCTGTTCACGTAAGCTCTGGCCATCCGCTCTACTGGCCCGCGAGCCGGAGCTACAGGTACATCTAGGCGGACCGTCCTTGGCTCATTCACCATCCGAACGCTCCCGTATTGAACTTGCCATTCGTGGCGGCATCAAATGTGAATGGATTCGTCTGGGCATTGGCCGAGTCGGTAGGCGCTTTCTCGCACCCAAAGGTTGCTGTGATCAATGTCTGGCCATTGCTTATGGAATATCCGATGGTCTCAATGAAGCAATCAGCATTGAAGTCGAGGTTATTGATAATCACTGTGATTCGGTCGGACAAGTCGCGGGCGAGCAGTTGCGTCAGCCGGGTAGCGCTGACATTGTTTAGCGCAAATGTGATGATCGGCCTGCGCTGGGCATACCTGTTGAGCAACAGCGTGCTTATCGCTGCCGCATCGTCTGGGCCACACCAGGACATATCAACACCTGACAACCCGCGCACTCCATATTCAGCAATGGACGTATTGTCCTGGTTCGTGAGCTGAATCTGGTAAGTCGTATTGATCAGGTTGCCACGCATCTGCAGCCCGGTTATCGCGCTACCACCTCCGGCATCAGTAAGCGTAATTGTGACTGCCAGGCCCGAGTTCCAGCTGATTGATGCCGTCGTTGTCCCATAGACCTGCTGGAAGTCGATTCCGGCAAGCGGTGCAGCAGCTCCGGTGAACGGCCCGTTAGCCACAGCCGTTATCGTGTATGTACTGGAGTCGGCTATGGTGATGGTGTTGGTTATCGCTCCGGCGATCACCGGGGTGCCAGTCTCAGGGTCAACTGTTGCACCGACATTCCCGCTTGAAGACCAGATCACCGTTGTTGCTGCTGGGTCATATGCCGTACAGGTTACTTGTACCTGATTGACAATGTTTTTCCAGCCAGCATCATACGTCACAGGCTCGCTGATAATCGGTTCGGTAGTCGTACCGTGAAAGGTTGCCTGGCTGGTATTTGATACCGTGCGCAGCAGCCTGTGGTGCCTGTCACGGAAACAGAAGTTGCCCGTTGCTCCATCAATAAAGCAGATAGCTGGCGGGCCTTCCGCACCTATCAGCTTATTGAGCGCAGTTAGCGCGTCGGTTCCCTGCTCCCACCACCAGCGAATGTACGTTGCTCCGGGATCAAGGTCCCGACCTCCGGTCCAGCCAACAGCATCAAGAATATGGCCAACAGCAGTTCCGGTCCGCACACCCTGGTACAAATAGGTTGATATCTGTACATACGCGAACCTGGCTATCTGGTCGATACACGAGACCTGTACCTTCTGGTCACTCTTTGATGGGAGCACTGTATAATCATCAATGAATCCATGAAACAGCGTATATGTCGTTCCGCCATACGTTGCCTGAACAATTACAGGACGGCCAGGAACAAGGTTCCCGTACATCGCGCTGCCGGCATTGTCCGGGGAATACTTCAGCGTGTCATTCCGCAATTCAAATGCGCCGGTTCCGGCCATCGTAGGCGACAAGGCCCGAGCGGTGTCACGGCCATAAGCAATAGCGACAGCCGAGTCGGACATGATGTCGGTGCTGACATTCTCGCCGGTATCGCTGTAGTCGCCGTCGTTGTTCCAGTCAACGCCTACAAAGTATGAGGTAACTGCCACCATTACGCTGGCCACCTCCCGCCACGCTTCAAGTCGGCCATTGCCTTAATCAGCCAGTTCTTCACTTCATGCTGGCTGCCAAGTACCCCGTGATTCTGGACGATAAGAGTTGTATTGCCGCCCAGAATGCGCTCGGTCTGGGCATTCGAGTACACATGCGTCCCGCCAGGAAGCCTAAGCAGCTCACGACCTCTTTCACCCACCATGGCCAGGCCGCCTCTGGCTATTCCCCCATTCGCGAGGAACTGCATGTATGCACCGGAATTGTATGTTGCCCAAGGTGAGAATCCACCGGCCTGGTTGTACAGGTAGACGGCTGCCTTCGCGTTGTTCAGCGCGTTCAGCAGGTTGCCGAACTTGCCATTCTGCCAGATTCCCGAGGTCGGCGTGATCTGCCACAATCCATATCCGGTAAGTCCTGGAGGCTCACCGGACTGGACAATACCAGCATTGTCTGTCGACTCGGTCATCGCGATAGCGGAAGCGATGTTTGCCGTTAGACCGCCAGGACCACCGGCCTGCCGCCAGACCGCCTCAACAGCGCTCCGCGACATCGGCCCACCCTTGCCACCGCTGCCACCCGCGAATCCACCCGGAGGAATACCATACCCGCTTACCGCGCCGGCATCGCCGATGATGTTGTTGAACCGGGTGCCATACCCTGTAGCATAAGCATCGACAATCCGCTTAGAATCAACGATGATTCCGACATGGCCCGGACTGTACTGTGAGCCGTCCGAGCCGGCAAAGAAGGCTAGCCCGCCTACCTGTGGGGTAGGCGTACGCTTCACCCAGGCAAACTGATCCTCGGACGTCCGGGGAATCGAGTTGTACCCGAAATGCTTGTACACATAACTTGTGAATCCCGAGCAGTCCCAGCCCTGCGGAGTGGTGCCGCCCCATACATACGGAACCTTGCCGATAAAGGACTCGGCGTATTTGACGATTTCATTTGCGTTGCCCGAGGTCGTCTCTTTCAGGACAGCAACCAGTTTGGAAATCAGCTCCTTGGGGATGTCCTTTATCCAGGAGCCTAGTTTTGTACCTCCGCCTGGCATGGCATTCAGCAACGGATTGAGAATGGCGCTAGCAGCGTCCGCTAGCGCAGTCCCGGTCAACGTCTTGATCTTGCTAGCGACGGCCGGAGCACTAAGCACCTGCGGCAGGCCCGGTATAAGGCTTTCTGCACCCCTAACTATGTCCTTGCCGATAGTTATGGGATTGGGGATAATTCCGCCGAGCGCCCAGTGCGGACCGCTGCCTATGCTTCCCTTCTTGCCAAGGGCCGAGTCGATAGCCGAGTGGCCGCCGAGATGGCTAACATCCGACAGCGACAGCACTCGTTCACCAGGAGTCAAGAATGCAGGAACATTGTCCTGTGTTCCGTGGCCAGGAACCCGACCGCCTTCAGAGAAAGAGATGCCACTCAGGGGATGCATCCCGATGACGCCGGCAATCGCGTCAACCACAGGCACGATGCCTTTATCATAGACTGTATTCACCAGGAATTTGACCGGAGCTTCAGCGACGTCCTGAAGGCCGTGCCAGATGTTCTTGATGGCACCGACCGCAATGCTGAACGCATCCCTGATATCATTGAGGGTTGTGCCTATCCAGCTCTTTACATTGTTGAAAATGCTAGTCGTCGTATTGCGGATGTTTGTCCAGGCATTCGAAAACACATTCTCGACTGCGCCAAGAACAGACAGCGCAATGTTCTTGATGGCATTCCAGACAGAGCTGAAATACTCCTTGATAGCATTCCATATCTGGACGCCGAAATTCTTGATGTCAGTCCATGCCTTGCCCCAGTTTCCGGTAATCAGATCCAGCGCAACCTTGAATATGGCTACGATAGCATCCCAGGTTACCTTGATGAACAGCCTTATTCCGGCAAATATGACCTTGGCAATGTTATCGACAAGCGACCAGGCAACTTTCCACACATTCGTGATGACGGACATTGATGTCTTGAATATGCCGGAAATAAGGTCAAATGCGACCTTGATCACCAAAGTAATATCGGCCCATACCTGCTTCGCCACAACAAGGATGCCGTTGAAATTCTTCTTGAGGTAATCGTAGACACCATTCCATATCTTCTGGATGAATTGCCAAATGTCATTATGGTACTTGTAAATGATGCCACCAACGCCAAGCAGAAGCGGCCACCATTGCTTCGCGAATGAAAGGATGTTATCCCATACAGTCTTGATGACCTTGAAGATGTCATTCCAGGTCTTTACGATAAAGCTCGATATTTGGGTATGATATTTGATGATTACAAGCGCCAGGGCAGCAATGGCGACAACAATGACCCCGATAACACTCGCACTCATCGTGAGGTTCAATACCTTGAATGCCTCAGACAGCGTCTTGATCGCCTCGGCTACCTTTGCCGCAACAGCCAGGCCAGCAAGCACTCCGGCGAAGATCACCACTACCTGAATATGCTTGGAAATGAAATCCAGGACTCCGCTTATGACCGGCAGCAACTTAGTGCCTATGGAGGCAGCGACGTCGGTGAGCTTGGCCCGCAGTACCTCCATCTTGCCGGCCGTTGTGTTCGCGGCTGCCTGGGCATCCCCTCCTATCCTCTGGTTCATTATCCTGGTGAATTCCTCCATCCGCTGTGCAGCCGTAGCGGACTTTGGTAGGACATCAATGCCTAGCTTGTTCAGCGCCGGGACGGAGCCTGCGGCTGCCTGTCCTACAAGACTTTGAGCCTGCGCGAGTGACATATGGTGTTGCCGAGCGAAATTGGCTATTCCGCCGACCGAGTTAATCTGGTCGCCAAGGATCTTCTGCGCCGATGCCGTAGCCTTAGACCAGTCTGCTCCGGTGGCCATTGTGATGTTGAGATCCTTCATCCCGCGAGCTTGGCCACCAGCAGCCTTGCTGACCATGTCGGCAGCCGAAGCCAGCGAGATGTGCTTCTGAGCCGCTAGGTTGGCCGTTACACCCATCAATCCCATAGCGGTGTTAACGCTACCAGTCGCGGTTGTTAGCTTGGCTAGGGTGCTGTCAGTCTCAGCATTGCTATGCCCTAGCGATTCCATCCGCGAGCGGACAGCATCCAGCTGCGGAGCTGACTTCTCAAGACTGCCGCCAGTATTCTTGATCGCCTGGTCTAGGCTGTCCTGGCTTTCCTGAAGCTTGTTCCCGGCCTCAATGGCCATTCCTAGCCCGGCAACGAATACGCCAGCCCCGATTGTCGAGGCTGTCTTCATCGTCTTGCTGAAACCTTGTGAGAAAGCGTTGCCGGTATTCTCGCCTTCTTTGGCTGCATCCTTCTTTGCCTCATTGAAGGCTTCACTGGTCTTGTTTTTCGCCTCAACAATGATCTCAACAACGTTAGGCAAGGTCCGGTTCCTCCTCCCGCTTTACCCCAAGCTCCTCTATCTTCAGCAATCGGACAACGTCAATGTCTTCCTTTCTTGCCTGGCTAGGAAGGCAGTGGAATTCGCGACATATACGTAGGATCAGCTTTGCATCTAAGAGTTCGGTAGGTTCTTCGACAAGTTCGCCAGTTGTTGCGACACCTCCGCTGGAATCCCTCCACTGCTCGAGCCGTTCTGCAAAGGGCCAGGAACAGCCACCACCGCATTCATCCAGGCCATCAGGATATTCATGGCGAAGTCGATATCCTGGGCGCACAGGCCGTCGTATTTGCATGGCTCCTGAGTTGCCTCGACCGAGTTGTGTGCCTCGCACCGTTCGCCAGGCTTGCCAGGCTTGCCCGAGGCCACACATACTGCGTATGCGATAGGGACCGGGGTACCATCCTCATTCTCCAGGTCCCATTCAATAATGACGTCAGCCAGCTTCTGGAATATCGGCGCCATATCGGGCGACTGGTTGGTAGCCAGCGTGGCAGTCAGCGCCGATACCTCGGTGAACTCGGCTACCGAACAGGACCTGGTTAGGCACTCGAACCCTTCCATTTCTGGATCCTGGAACTTGAGGCGATACTGCTTCATCCTTTTCTTGTAACCCATATCAGCTCCAGGCCGGAACGGTGCCGTCCGCAAGCGAGGCAGCAGCGGACCAGTTCAGGTCGCCAGTATTTGTACGGGCGACGGTATAGTCTGTGTAAAGATCCTCGGTGTTCAGGCTGGCGGTATTCACCGTCATGCTCGTTGTCCTGGTAACGGCCGACGACGTGACCGTTCTCAGCACATAGTGCACGCCAGCGCCATTGAACTGACCATTCAGCGTAAGCGAGAAGTCCGCAAGCAATAGGATCCGCTCTGTCGCTGTCTTGTCAATTCCGGTTACGTCGCTAGCTGCCCTTGGAGTCGAGAACTGGAGGTTTGTCACGTCATTCTTGATTACAGTAGCAGCACCCGTGATGTCATCGACGGACAACGTAGTCCAGCCAAGACCGGTAGCCTTAGCCATTGTTCACCTCCTGTCCGGTCGGCCTAGGTCCAGGCCGGAACGGTGCCGTCGCCCAGGACGCCAGGAGCCGACCAGTTCAGGTCACCGCCAGCCGCGCGAGTAATGGAGTAGTCGGTGTACCAGACTTCGTTGGTCATGTTCGCCGTGTTCACCGTCATGGCTGTTGTCCGCAGGTTCTGGTTCGTGAATGTCGGGACCGACTTGAACACCGTATGCGCCAGCGCGGTATTCCACTGGCCGCTCAGCGTGATCGAGAAGTCAGCAAGGAGCAACAGGCGCTCGGTAGCCATCTTGTCGATACCAGTCACATCAGTTGTGGCTCGCGGAGTCGAGAACTGAAGGTTGGTGACGTCATTCCTGATGTCGACATTGTCATTGCCGAGAATCGTGTCGACCGTCAGCGTGGTCCATCCGAGACCAGTAGCCTTAGCCATTGTTCATCCTCTCTCAAATGCTGTCTTGAGCCTGTCCTGATGGCAGGCAAAGTCGTCTACCCATTGATCGGACCGCAGCTCTACTCGCGGCGTACCCCTGGGATTCCCGCGCCAGTCGCCACCAGTGATGAGAAACCTTTCCTCACGGTCCAGGGGCACCCGATGCTCGCCTCCGAAGCAGGTCTGTCCGGCCGGAAATGTAAACACTGTCATTCCGTCCGGTTGCTTATCCTCCAGATGCCGGCGACTCTTGTCGTGCCGGATATAGTCAGCCTGGAATGCTCCGAGCGCGCTTGACTCGTCTACCGTTGTTCGCCACCCATTCTGGTACGCCTCGCATCCGGCTTCTTCGCACGTTGCTAGCCGCCAGTGTGTATTGATCGGAGCGGCTATCTGGAATGTCTTGTAGTTCTCAGGTGGCATCCCCGGAGGATTCCGGTTCAGATTCTGCATCCTGTATCACCTCCCGGCTGTGTATGACTACGGTCTTGCCTCCACTGTTATGGATTATCGAGAGCACGAGGCGAATCTTCTTGCCGGCCAGTTCCTCGGGAGCACCTTCATCCTCAACAAGCCACCAGTGCTCTCCGCTTGCCGGGCCTTGTTCCCATTGCTCAACTAGCCGGAACCCATCCGGCAGGACGGAAAGATCTATGCCATCAGCAACGAGGATGCTGTATCGAGCGCTCATCAGAATGCCTGCCCGGCAACTAGGTTCCGGCAGAACAGAATGGCGAACATAGCGTTTGTGTATGTTCCCGTTGTCTGCACTCGTGTCCAGCGCCGAACAAGCGCGTTGTTAGCAGTCGCAAGCCGTACGGCATAAGGACACATAGCCGGGGTGATCGCCCCGGTAACCAGCCCCGTAATGTCGACGTAGCTTGCCGGAGTGTCTGTGGTGAAGTCCTGAAGGTGTATTGTTACCGAGGTCCCGGTAACGCTGAACACCTGGATGTAAACCTGAGCGCCAAACGAGAGGCCAGCTTGGCCAGTGTCATCGTACCCGGCGCTGCTTGTTGTTGGACCGGTGGCGTCTGTCTGGATACCAGCTGTATGCTGGAATCCCCATTCGAGGCCATAAGCATCGCTGCTGAGCGAACAAGCCAGCGACATTGATCCGTCAGTACCGCGCGTAGGGTCCCAGTTTAGCTGCCGGGCATTCATCGCAGCACCATCGTTGCCTATTGCCGTGCCCCGGAAGTAGGTCCCGATGACATCAGTCGTCGGCAGCTTGTACATACCGGCCGGGATGCCAGCACTGTATGGATTGAACCACGCTGTGAAGTCCATACCGGCATCGCGCTTCCCGCCGAGCCGTTCTGTTGCTGCCTTGTTGATTCCGGTAACCTCCAAGGCTGCCGGGCCACCGTTGATCTTGCTGAGCGCGCTTGTATCTCCGCTCAGATCAAGACCCTGAACATAAAAGTTATCGCCAAGACCACCGGTCTTTGCCATCGCCTACACCTCCTGCACGAACATATCGTTGATGATTATGGGGATAGCGAGCGTCATGGATCTAAACATCTGCCTGTCAATTTCGATGTACCCAGCCTGCGCTGAAAGTCCTGCCCCGGTAGAGCCAAGCAGGTCTAGGTTCCTGATGTCGGCTATCCCACCGAAATTGAAATCGCCACTCAGCGTCCCCATAAGATCAGCAACGGCCGCAGTGACATCCGGGTCAATCATGTCATACGGCATCCGGCGCATGTTCCGGTAGATCCTGGCATTGATGAGGACGACGCCGCTCGTTGCCGCAAGTCCGCTAGAACGCACAGGCCTGACAGACTGTACCCATACCGAGCATGACATAGCCGAGCCAGGAGCACTTTTGACTTCATGCTGGTTGACGTGATCGAATCGACCTGTGGTGATAGCGTAACTGACAATCGCGTCAAAGATCTCGGTAATGGCAGCGTCGTTGAAGCTCACCAGTGGTGCATCTCCTTGGCCAGCGCTCTGAACTCATGCGCAACAAAAGCAGCCACTTCCTTCTCTGGCCCAGAGTCGAACTGAACGTCCAGTTCACCGGCCCGCTCCAGGAGTGCATTTTCCAGCGGGACAAGGCTGGCGTCCAGAAAGCGCCTAGGCTCCGTACGCCGGAGCCCTGTGAATTCCGCCATTACAGAACCGGCCCAGGAAGCAGCAGCCCGCTCGACAAGGCCCGCTCGGCGGCCGAAGTCTCCTTCATCCCGATGTGCTTCATGCATGTCGGGAGCGCTACGCACGCCACGATCTGCTGCACACCCATTGTCTGCATCTGCCAGGCTGGTACCAGCGTAATGCCTTCATTCACCATTTCCCAGTCAGCGTCTCCATTGCTGTTCATTTTCTCGAGGTACTCGCTGACACAGGATGCGCACTTCAGTTGCATTGTCTTTCCTCACAGATTCATCGCTACGATGTATGGGGGCAGTTCGTCTTCCGCTATCCCTGCAGAATCATGATCAATGGTCTGGTTTACAACCCTGAATGCGGCATATCCCGGGAAGCGTCTCGCGCTGTTCTGTTCGCTGGCACCTTCAAGCCATGGCCCATAGACAACCCCATCGTCACTGACTAGCGCTCCTTCTGGGGTCTCCTTGGCATTGACCTGTGCTGCGTAGTATCCGGCGTTTCTTGGCACCGGATTCTTCTTCAAGTTGCCGCCGTGATGCCCGAGGTACTTGTACTGCTCTGGCAGGTACGCCTTGATCCTTGCTGCTGCTTCTTCGGCAACTGCCATCGTTACCTGCTGGCAGTACCTTTCGACCTCTTCCTCGACCCGACCATCAAATACAGGCCCTGTTGCAACCATTGCTAGTCCCTCGGTCTCCGGCGCGCCAGGCGACGCAGGTGACGTCGCTGACGTTCTTGCTCGTGATGCTCGTGATTCAGTTCCTTCTCGTCCCTGTTACGTAGGTGCGGATGACGTCGCTGGGACCAGGGAACTACGCGGCGCGGAAGCCGCGCTGCTGCCCAGTCAGCCAGCCGACGCAGAACGGACGGAGGTTTATACCTGTCGTCCGGATGCTTGCTCATGGCGTCCGCTTCTGCCTGGCGCAGAACCAGCTCAGCTTCTTCATCCGGATTCATGCCACCCGCGTCCTAGCGGCACGGGAGAATCGCGAGTTGCAAACACGTTCTCGCAAGTCTGGCAGGCCCGGACCGGCGCTAGGCCCGCCAGCGGACGCCAGCGGTCCGCTCGCTCCGCCGTAGGCACCATGCTCCTGCGCAAGCCAGACTATGGCCTCGGCGATGGACAGCTGCCGGATCAGGCCCGGCACGACGGACGCCGTAAGCGCGTCGCCGACCTTGTGCGTGGCTACAATGGTCCCTAGCGCTCCGCGGATGACCGTGAGGGTACGGCTAGCCCAGAGCGTCCCTCCGGCGTGAGCGGCCAGTACAGAGCCTTCGAAGGCCCGTTTCACGACCAGGTTGTTGCCGGCGATGTACTCAACGAGCAGCCACTCGGCATCGACCATCAAGATCTCGCCCTTGCTGAAGGCAGTACCGTCCGGAACCGCAACTATCTTGTCGGCCGCCGAGGCAGAGCTCAGCCCGGAGTAGGCGACGCCAGTGTCGGCATAAGCCGCGTCGGTCACGATCATGCGCTCGGAGCCAGCAATAAGCAGATCACCAACACCTACCGAGCCGTCGCTTACCGTCACCGCAGTATCCACTATTGCCACGTCGGCCGCAAGGACCCCTGCTGACTCGGTCTTTGTCCAGTAGCCGAATGTGCCAGTTATGGCGATGTCCTCCTGTGGCGTCGAGTTGTACCCGAATGCTACAGAGAGATCACGCCGTAGCTCAATTCGCGTATAGGGAGGCCCTGTATTTACCGGCTGGCAGATTACGTCAGGAATCGGAATGGTAACCGGAACAGGAAGCAGGGAGCCAGTTACTACTGCGGTGGGGATGTCCGCTAGCTCATTCTCGTCCAGATAGAGCTTCCACGGATAGGTGTACTGATAGTTCGGCCAGTCAAACTTGCGCGTCGCTGTCTCTGGGTAGAACTTTCGCTGCGTCAGCGCCTCGACTGCCTCAGAGGCAGTCAGGATGGCGCGATCAATTCTGTCGTAAGCATACTCAGCCAGCGTGACTTCAACTGCACGTCTGACTTGCTCCCGTGTGCAATAACACGGTCGAAAGATAATCGGCGCCATCCTGTGCCTTGCTTTCTTGCCGAGAACCTAGGACTTTCGTCTCAGGTGGGATTGGCCATATTCAGTTGTTAAGGGACGAGGAATCCTCCGCTGCCGGGATCCTCCTCGCTATACCCCTGGCCCTGTGTAACTTCCCTCTCCTGCTGAGACTCCTCCGAAGAGACCGACAGGCTGGGCTGGCCGAATGTGGTCTCTTGGGTACTGGTACCCGTCGTACCGGCAGTAAAGGATTGCTGACTGGGCTGTTGGTCCTGCCCTGAGAGGCTCTCCGCAACTAGGGCAGGCGAGTGGTGGGATGACTCCGTGTCCTGGGGAAAGGTTCCACTCGAGCCTTGCCTGCTTACGGATGTCAAGGAGCTGGTACCAGCTGATAGCTCCTCCTTACTCGAGGCTCGCGCTAGATTCGCCTTGGCCATTACGCAGCCACCACCTGGGACCCTGTGTCCAGCGGGGTGTACTCCAGGTACCAGGCTGCTGACCCTGGGTTGACACCGACGCCACCGGTGTAGGTAATGGCGCCAGGACCAAGAAGGAATGCTGGATGTTGCGCAAGCGGAGTGGCTGCCGTTGCGCCGATCTGAAGCGCTCCACCGATTGTCGTGGCATTGAGCGTCCAGTGCGTACCGATCTCGCGAACGACGCCCACAACGGAGCTGCTCGCGATTGCCGCAGGAACACTGACGCCAGCACCCTCGCTGGCCGTGAACCCAAGGGTGATTGTCGTAGCGTTCGACGCGTCGGATCCGATCGTCAGCTTCGCATACATCATCCTGACAAGAATCCGGCCGCCAGTAATTGTGTACATCGGCGTAAGGACTTGTGCAACGAGCGATGAAGTGCGCGACACTGAGATGCCCAAGGCGATTGTACGGACATCCTTGTTCGCTATCATTGTAGTCATGTTTCGCCTCCTCAGGCACTCAGGATCTTGAGGTTCGCCGGACCGCGCTGGACAGCCAGGTCGTGCGTAACGGCTCGGACCAGGCCGCCACCAGTACTGACGCACTTGATGTAGGTGTACGCACCGCTGTCCGTGCCGGTCGAGTCAACCAGACGCCGGATGCCCGCTGTATGGACAGCAAATACCGTCATCAGGCCGGTGCTCGTGAAGGTAGCTGCGTCCGCGCCCAGGGTCACCCGAGTCCATGCTGCGCTGCCGTCGGCGGCCGTTGACTTGTAGTAGTGATCGATCGGAGTCCATGCCGGCGAGAAGCCAGCATAAGCTCCGGCCCGGTACGTACCCGTGAAGGCAGTAGCAATGGACACGGTGTAGGTGTCCGAGCCAGAGCAGACAAACGAAATCGTCGCACATTCACCTAGGTACACCGCAACGGTGTCGGCCGCAATGGGGATGACATTGAACAGCCTGCCAAGACCTTCCATTTATCTCACTCCCCTCATGCAACCAGGACGGCTAGGTTTTCCGGCTTCCGCTGGACTTCCAGATCGTGCGTCAGCGCCCAGACAAGTCCGCCGGCACCGCCATTCGTGCAGCAGACGTAGTCGAACGTGTCATCCAGCCATGCAGCGTGAACCTCGATGGCTGTTATGTCGGCTGCACCCTGAACAACGGCATCAGCTCCTGACTGAGTCTGCTTTGTCCAGACAGCCGTACCGGCCGTGCTCGTGCTCTGGTAGAAGTGGGTGATGAGGGTGCTGATACCCTGCGCCGAGCCTCCGCCAGAGGTCAGTGCCTCGGTGATGGTAAATGTGTCAGCTCCTGTACACACGAACGTAATGGCGGCACATTCCTTCATAGAAATGTACTTGCCGTTGGCAATGGGAACGGTATTGAACACCCTTCCCAGCCCTTCCATTGACATTGTTACTCCTGTCCCCCTGGGGCGTTACTGCCAGGGATTAACTGCTTGGCTACGGACGTGTAGCCAGCTGGACGAATGGGGTGAGCGTGTTGCCCGAGGCGTTGTGCGGGATGATTGCCGACTGAATCCACGGCCGACCGTCCAGGCGCTCGATCACACGGAAAGCCGTCTTGTCGTTCTGGAACTTGTAGTGCTCGCTGGACATCGACTGCATGATCTGGCGGTCGCCGATCAGGTAGTAACTGAGATCCACGAAGGAGATGTCGCCGGTGGTCCCGAGCGCCGGAGTCTTCTCCGTGAAGTACACCGGACGGCCGAGAATCGTGACGGGCGGAGTAGCTGTACCTGGGTTGGTGTAGTTGCCCATCCAGACCGGGCCACCACCGGTGCCTACCGAGAGCGCCATCGTGGCCAGCTGCGGGAAGGTATCGATGCTCGCGATCCACACGGCCCTCCCAAGCGCGGTCGGCAGCATGCGGGCATACATCTTGACGATGTTCTCCCACACGATGGTTGCTGACGGCTGTCCGGCCTCAGCGCTGACACCAACGCTCGCCGGGCAGTTGATGAAACCGAGCGGCTCGCCGACGCCCGAGCCGGTCATGAACGCAATGTCCTCGAACCAGGCGATGGCGCGCGGGAAGATCGTGTCGAAGAAGGAACCGAAGGCCGGAGCATCGGCTAGCAGCTCATTCGGCACTTCCGCGTAGCCGGTCAGCTTCTTGGCGTCGAGCACCACGCGCCCAAAGCTCGCCTGCGATTCTACAAGCTGCGCTGCTTCTTCGGTCCAGTAGCAAACGACCCCACCGAACACCGAGGAAACGTTGCTCGTGACGTCGATCATCGGGATCGGCACCCTGAGCGAGTCCATCGGGATGACCTGCGCCCGGCTGCGAACCACCGCGTCCTCCAGGGCAACCTGGAGAATCTCGGAGCGCAGAATCTCCGGGATGAGGAAACCACCGTCGGCCGGAACCTCGCTGCCGAAGGAGTTCTGAATCCGGAGCGCAGCGGAGCGCTTCGCCCCGAGACGGCCACTGTTCTTGAGCGTTTCGTACCTGGGCCAGATGGCCTGGAAGAATTCCGAGGTGGACTCGAACATCAAGTCCTCCCCACCTTCCTTCTTGATCTCACGCTCAAGCCGAGCACCAAAGGAGCCACTGTTGTACGCAGCACCCTTGCCATGGCTGACCTTGCGCATGTCAATCTTCGGATTCTCGTGCGCATTGCTCAGGTTCAGCCGTGCACCACCCATGCCGTTCTCGCGCATGAAGTCGGCCAGGCCGATCTGAACCTGGTCCTGAATCTGCCGCTTCAGGTCGTTGTCCTTGTCGACGATGGCCCGTGCGTAGACCTGGATGAATTCCTTGAACCGTCCAGGTTCGGTCATCATGTTCCGGACATTGCTGGGATCACCCAGGAATTCCTCCAGCTCCTCAGGCCTGGTCGGAATCTGTAGCGTTGGCGCCATTTGTGCTCTCCTCTCAGAGCCTAAGTTGCCTGGCGAAATTCATGATGTCCTCATCGCTGAGGCCGAATGGGTTCCCAGCACTACCACTAGGGTCCCAGTCCGGATTGATCGCACGCATGTGAGCCTCGAGGTGGCTCTGCGCCGCATCTTTGTTGGTAAGGCCCTGGGTCTGGCCGATCCGAGCCAGAGCATTCCGGACGCCTGCCGCATTCGGCGCAGCACCCGGCTTGTAGTGGTGCGGCAATGCCCATGCTGCCTGTGTACTGGTGTCGCCGCCACGCTTACCCGCACAGATAGCCGCATACCAGGCAGTAGGATTGTCGCTGTTCGCACCATCACCCATGGCCTTACCAGCGTCCCAGGGCGAATTGTCCACAGCCGCATTCACGATGTCAATCAGCTCAAACCGCGCGTTCAGCGGCTTACCAGGCACCGACTTCAACTGCCGGCCGCTAGCGTCCCAGTAGTCGTGATCGGTATCGCCTTCGGGCGTGCTGTCATCGTCGCCATCGCCATCAGGGTCCCATGTAGAATGATGGTTGTGGTTGGCGTCGTTGTTGTGGACGTGACTGTGGTTGTGAGTTCCGTCGTCGGCAGCGTCCTGCTGCCCAAAGGCCGGATGATCGTGGGCATGGGTGCCGGTTACCGCACCATGGCCCGTCTGGCCAGGAGGCACCACCGGCATAGATCCCTTGAGCCGGTAGGCACTTTCGAGATCCCACTTGTCCTTGGCAGCAATTGTGACCTGCCGACCAGCGCCCGAGTCGATCGTCCTGTCGGCTAGCCCTACATCAATCGCCTCGGACGAATCGTACCAGGTCTCGGCCTTCATGATGTTGCGCCAGTATTCGAGCGGACGTCCGGTATGGTCGCTGTAGATACTGGCAATGTTGTTGCTCGTCCGGTCAAGCAGCTCGGCTAGGTCGCGCAGGTCTTGCGCGTTGCCGATCGCCATTCCGAATCCGTCGTGCACCATCATCTGAGCATTCCGGGCAATCAGCACCGGGTTGCCGGCCATCGCAATGACGCTAGCGATAGAGGCAGCCAGCCCGTCAATCATGACAGTGACGTCGCTCCGCGCAAGCAATGCGTTGTAGATCGCTATGCCGTCAAAGACCTCTCCGCCTGGAGAATTCAGGTGGACTTCGAGAGGTCCGGGAATGTCAGCCATGTCACGGATGAGGTCTCCAGCCGAAACCCCAAAGTAGCCGATCTCGTCGTAGATGTGCAATTGAGTCGGCCCGTTGACCTGGTTCTTGATCCTGTACCAGTCATTCTTCTGCTGGTGCAGGGCATACATCTTCCTGGTCGTTCGCCAGGGTGTATTCCTACTCACACAATCCCTCCTTTACCGCCCTGCACCGTATGCCCCTGCCCTCCTGAAGAGGACAGGGGCCTTTCGGCTAACTGGTTGGTGCGTTCGCCGTTGACAGGACGAAGTGGTCACCTGCGGTGGCCGCGTCTGTCGAACTGCCGTGCGGGCCAGTATTCACGAGACTCTGGCTGTTGTTCGGGGCGACCAGTGCTCCGGTAGCTGCCGGGCTGATGCCTTCGGATGTAGTGTATGAGGACAGCGGAGCGCTGGACGCGCCAATGCTGGCCTCGGTGTACTCAAATGTCGCGACCGGCTGGCATGCCTGGGTGATGTAGGCAGCAGGCCCGATCAGCGAGGTGGATGCGCAAGGCACCATCGCGGTCTGGTTCTCGTTCACGCCCGCGTCAGCGTGGTTGAAGACCTGTGCTGCAGGAAGGTTCACGATCTTGGTGAACACGCCTGCCGCGTCCCCCGTCGCGCCGGTTGCGTTCAGGTCCTGCGCCGCGTACAGCACCTGGTCACGAGTCAGCGTGATCTTCACCCAATGGCAGGTGAACGTCCGGTGAATCCGTGGTGGCGCTGGGGTTACCGTCGTGGTTGGGGATGGGGTCGCTGTTGGCGCTGTCGTCCCGGTTGGTGTCGGGACTGGTGTCGTCGGTGCCGGAGTCGGCGGTGTCGTCGCCAGCGGTCCGCGCGCCACGCAGACCAGCAGCCACCGAACGCGCGACACCGCTCCGCTGCTGACGCTCAACCAGACCGAGTGTCCATACGGAACCGCCGAAAGACTGCTGCTGATGGACGATGGGCTGGCCAGCACGCCAGCAGTAGGGCAGCCCGGACTGGGCAGCACCCCGCTCGCGTAGTCGACTGCATAGGTCGTGCTCAGGTTCGTGCTCGCCAGGCCGAGTTGCTGCGCCTGGTTCGTCGCGCTCGAACACAACTGCACACCCTGGGCACCAGTCTTGATCGTCGTACCGTACTGAGTCGGCGTAACGACGGTCTGAACCTGGTTGTACCCGGTTGCGGCGGTCGTGACTGCGTTATAGCCGGCATTGCCATTCGGCGCAACCTCCGGCGTCGGCGAGACAGCAGCATACGCCGCCGTGCCAGCACCGATCAGGCCCAAGCCCAGACCGGCAGCGGCAATGCGAGACCGCAAAGAGAAATGTCGAAGCCTCTTCATATTCCTTCTTCCCTGGGTGTCCGGAACGGCCTTCAGCGAACGCTGCCGCGGCCGTTGCTCTTCACATCCGAGAATCCTGCTCTGATCAGTTCCGCAATGTCCTGGTACCGAATACCCTCCAAATCTGCGCTTGCCTGCGCTTGTGCGGCTCCGGGTGGTGCCGGAGGGGATGGTGCTGGCTGTGGCTCAGATGGCGCCTGCGTGGGTGCGGGCACCGTAGTGGTAGGGTTAGCTGGGGTCTCCGGCTCAGGGCTTGAAGGTGTCCCTGGAGGAAGCGCCACCCACCCCGGAGGCAGCGCAGCAGATTGGGTAGCTAGTTCGGCCAGATCCATATCCGGCAGCCCGACAACTTCCAGTACGTCATGCGGATCGTAACCTGCGCTGACGAGGGTCTTGGCCGCATTGGACTTAGCAATCAGCTCTGCGTTGTCTTCTTCCCGGTTCTCTGGGTTAGGATCATCAAAGTCAAACTCAACCTGCGGGTTAGCACCGAACATCTCAAGGTACTTTGTGTTCAGGATGTTCTGCTGGCGTCGCAGGCGCGGTACCTCGTGCCAGGCAATGTGGACCTCTTGCGCTGTTTGCGCATTGGCCCGGTTGACATCGGTACTGTCGCCGAGCATCGACTGGTGAATCCGGTAAGCCTGCCGGATCATGTCGCTCGTCACCTTGCGCAGCTCCGGGAACTGCATATCCTGCATGCTGTAGGTGTTTGGGCTCCAGGTTGCCCCCTGCTCCAGGACCCCAACACGGTGCCCACGTGCAACACCCTGGTGCTGCTCACGCCAGCGGTCTGTGAACTCAGTGAACTCTTCATCGCTCAGCCGCTTGCTGAATGTCACGATGCCGCCGGGCTGCGCGCTGTTCAGGAAGAAGTTCCTTGACCATTCGGCCGAGTACTTTGCCGCGTCGATATCCACGAGTATTGCCTGGACAGCACTCAGGCCCCTGTAGTAATCAGTGGGGTGCGGATACCTGAGCTGGATAACCTCGTCTGTACTGAGCGGAACCTGCTCACCATTCGGCCCGGTATACACCCAGCCAACGAGGAACTTGTCCTTGTCCGGAATCGGCTCCATCCGGTCCGGCCGCACAGGCCACATCTCGGTCGGGATGCTCTTACCAGTCGGACCTCTGCTGAGTACCCAGTACCATTCGCCGACCAGCTCCATATGCTGCCAGCCGATCTCACGAAACTCGGGGCCTGTCATGAACAAGTTGGGCCGGTTCCACAGCCGCAGTGCCTGGTGCTGAAGAACCTCGGTGCGCTGGTCGCTGCCCCGGTCAGTAGAGGCATACCTTACGCGCGCATCGGTGATCTTCTTGTACATCGACCAGCCGCCATAGCTCTGCGAGCCAGTACTTAGCAGCTGGATAATCGCGAACAGGGTACCTTGTGTCCCCATCGCGTTCATCATTGTGAAGCGGTCTGCTGTACCTGTTCCGTACAGACTGCCCTGGCCGCTGCCTCCCCATCGGCTGGGGAAGGGAATGGGGTGCCCCTGGGCCAGTATCTTGGCAGCCTTACCGAACAGGGACTTAGGCATGTCGGCTTACACCCCGTTCTTCAGAGCGATGGCCAGCAGCAGTGCCCACAGAAGAATGAGCCGCACGGCTACTCACTGACCTTCCACTCGAAGACCAGGAGAAGGACGCCAGTCACGAGCAGGCCACTGAATACCGAATGGTAAAAGGCTGCGGCCGAAACACATCCCAGACCCAGCAGGCTATAGACATGGTCCCTGATATGGCTGGCTAGCGGCGCAGCGCGGCGTCGCAGCCGCGTCCTGATGTTAGGGGTCCACTTCGGCTTCCTCGGGCTGCCGTTGCTGCCATATGCCTGGAATTGCCGTGTCTCCGGGGCAGTCATTACTCTTTGTCCTCCAGTGCCTGGATTACGAAGCAGTCTTTTGCCTCACGGAGTTTCCTCAGTCCAGCGTTCAGCTCCGGCCCATCGTCAAGTATCTCTGTCATTTCGGTAGCCAGGTCATGAACCGCCTCTGCAACTTCAGCAGCAACCCCATCAAGCCTTGGGTTCGGCTCAAGCCAGTGCATCAGATGCTCGGTGCTGGGGTTCGTCGTCATACCTGAAAGCTCCTGAAGATAGGCCGGATGCCAAAGTCCCGGTGCGCCGCAACATAGCGCATCGCGTCACAGCCGTGGTCATCCTCCTTGACTGGCCCTTCCTTCGAGCGGTTGGACCAGACGTACGCCGGTATCTCCTCGGCGGTACAGGTCGGCTTACTTGCCTCGGCCAGCTCCTCATCTCGCTCGTGAAGCGCATTCCTGATGATGAACAGCCGAGGCAAACCGTCTCCAGCCGGACGCAACCGCGTCTGTACGGCCTCTATCCCCTCGAGAACGGACTTGTGCGCTGCCTCAGTAGAATGCCCCAGCTCTTTCTCTAGGGTTGCTCGGCCTTCCGCGTCGTGGTCGGCTACTATGGAGCGCGGTCGCGGGGTTATCCAGCTGCCTCTTTCGTTCATCACCAGCGAGCGGATCGTCTGCGCGTGCTGATCGACCGTCCGCTTGGTGTGGTAGATCTCCCGGTACAGGTACAGCCGCCCATCTGGATCCTCGGCCCACATCTGGCACACGAATGGGTTGGTGTATCCGAAATCAATAGACCAGAACCTAGGCCAGTTCATCGGAATGCCGCTGCGGTCTATATGGGCGCCAGCATTGTGCGGCACCTCATTCAGCAAATGGACGTTCGACCAGTCCTCATAGATAACACCCTCGGCCGCCACCCATCGCCCAAGCCGGAGCCGCTGAAATCGCACGCCAGTAAGGCTGTTTAGCTTGGCGATATAATCAATTCCCTGCTCTGTGATCGTGCCTTTGTGATCGAACAGAACAGGATTGTCCTCGTGCCGACTCTCCAGCATTGTCGTGATGCCCTTGTCACACCGGGACTTCAGCCAATGCTCAGGATGCTGCGGGTTACAATCGCCAATTAGCTGCTGGAACGTAATCGTCCAGTTCCGCAGCCGCGTCGTAAGTGCTTCCCAGTCGTTTTCAGTTAGCTCCGTAGCCTCTTGAATATAGATGACGTCATACTCGGCGGACATGATCTTGCTGACCTTGTCCAGCCCGCCAATCGCAACAACCGATCCATTCTTGTACTGGTAACTTGCTGGCTCCTGTGCACTGCCGCCATAGTAGGTGACGTCGCCGCACTCAATCGCTTCTTTCGCGACAAAACGACGCCATGTAACCAAGGCTGTAGAGCTCAAGGTAACGGCTGCCTTGCGCGCAATGAGTCCGCGCGCACCTGGATTCAGTAGCATCATGATATGCAACTTTTCCAGGCACGCGCGGCTCTTCCCGGTGCCTGCCGGACCCGAAAGCAGCACCTCGGGATCTCTACATTTGAACACATCAGCACACGCACCTCGCGGAGAGAAGAGGTGCGTCAGCGGAGCGTGTGTCTGCGTCGTCATTGCATCACCGCTGGGTCAGCGGTGTCGATGACATAGTGAACAGTCTGGCCTGTCTTTGCTGGCGCCTGAGCACGCTGCGGGTATGCCCCAAGCTCCTCAGCAGTCTGCTTGAACAAGTCGAGATAAACCTTCAGCATATCGCGGTGACTCCGAGACCAACTTACGCCTGTCTCGCGCAATTCAGCCAGGAAATCGCGTATATCCTCGACCTGTGCCTGGTACTCTGCAAGCCTATTCTGCTTCTTTGTGATCCACAATCCGGCCGTTTCAATAGCCAGTTTACCCGCCAGCGCAGCCCTTACCTCGGCTATCTCGGTGACGTGTTCTTCGCGAAACCGCTGGATGTCCTCGGTCTTGACACCTTCGCGCAGCGCTATCTCTCTGGCGCTCAGCTCGTTCATCGCGAGGTCGCTAATGAGCGCCAGCCGGTCCTTGCCCCTGTATATATCCGCTAGAGCGCGAG